TTGCTGAAACTGCTGCACCAGATAACAGCATAATAAATTGATTGCCATTTGCCAGATCGATGCTCTTAAGAATTGCAAGTAGCCATACGTAGAGGAGGCCAAGAACAAGAAGTTTAGTGCTCATGTATAGCCAGCTTATTTTTTGGTTTTTCTTTTAGAAGCTTCCACAGAGTTTTTTGTGCTCAGTACGCAGACCATATTTGCATACGTTTCGCCATAACTATCGGGAACAATTTCGCTGTATTTCAAATTTTTAACATCTGATGCCTCGCTACTAAATTTAACTGCGCCATCTAGCGTATAGACACTCATGAGCCAAGCTTTTTTGTTTGTATTGCAATCTATGGCTGTAAGGATTTTTGAAACATCATAATCTATAGGAGGTGAAAAATCTTTTTCACTCTGAACGGTTGGATAGGATTGCTTTGTCCATATCTTAAAAATATTTTTGTTTATCTCTTTGACGCTAGATATATCAACTTCAAAAATAATATCATTATTGGATTCAATGATTATCCACTCAGCGGCACTTGCTTGTAATGGACTTGCTAATACTAGCGTTATTAGCAGTACGCTAAACTTATGTAATTTAAACATTAAAACTCCTCGCTTTTCCATACCTTTAGCACGCGACCAAATACCTCAAAATCCATATCTTTAGTAATAGTCCAAGATTCGTATTTTTTGTTTTCTGAGATAACTCTAATACCTTCCCCTGGTATTCTTTGCAGCGTTTTAATAAAGCCTTCATCACCGATTCTAAAGAAGTACACGCCATCATAGTCTAACGATTTAACGCCAGCATCAACAAGCAACGGATCGCCTGAGTTAAACATGCCACGCATGGAATCGCCAAAACCAGTCACGATTGCTAGATTTTTATTACCAGTATTAGATGGCACATTTTTAGCTATCCAATCTGGCGTTACTTTCCATCCTGTTATCTGCCCGGATTCCCCTCTGAGCACTAAACCATTCCCCATTGCGCCCCTAATGTCTTGATATTGATTTATTGTTATTGTGTTTGTTTTTTCTTGATCATTCGTTTGATTTGCATCTGTTGATTCATGGTTTATATCCATCCATCCAAGTTCAACCCCAACCCCGATTTCTAATTTACGCGCCAAGTTGTCACCAACTCCGCGTGCTTTTCCTGTGCTTGATTCAACTTTATTAAGAATTTGACTTAAATAAGATGGTGCTGTGTCGCACTTGTTTGCAACTGCGGCAATGGTGCCAAACTTGGTAACCAAAAGCCTTAGATTTCTAATTCTGATTTCGTCATTAACCATACTCGAAGATTAGCAAAACGCTAATAATAAATAAATGTGCAATTTGCTATTGCTTCTTAAGTAGCAAATTGCTATTATTTTAAACATGAAATTATCTAAATACATTAAAACTAAGCGAGGCCTTGCAAAAGAGCTTGCAGATGAAATTGGTAGCCATGCCCCAGATGTACATAAATGGGCCGATGGAACTAGACCAATTCCACTTAAGTTTGGCACGGCAATTGAAATTGCAACCAAAGGCAAGGTAACAAGAAAAGACCTGTTCCCTGAGGATTGGGAATCAATCTGGCCTGAGCTAAAAAATAAAGCTGCATAGTTATTCACTTTTTGAAAGGTTAGAAAAATGTCATCAGAAGGTAGGCCAAATTTTGCACGAGTAAGTAGAACTGGCGAAGAACTTGCAGAGCTGCGTGTTAATTCACCAAAGCACATTCTTTCAGTGATTGATGCCGTTGCGATTTCTGAGACTAAAGCCTCTGGCAAGTTGGTTTCACGCACTGACATTGTTAATCGCATCCTTGGTACTTTCGTAGATCACAAAATCGATGAAACCAGTTTAATCAATAACGCGCTTGGAATAAATCCCACAGTGCTGGATAACTAACCATGATCAGCCATAACTCACAAGCAGGCAGGCTTCTTCATCACTTTGAGCAAGGCTTTTCTATCAACCGATTAGATGCACTTATTCAATTAGGAATATTTGAGTTAAGCGCACGCATTATTGACCTTGAGGCCCACGGTTACATCATTCACAAAGAGCGCAAGACGGTGACTAATCGCTTTGGTGAAAAAGCAAGCGTGACTGAATACAGTTTGATTAAAGAAAAGGTAGCGGCTTAATGTTTATCAATGCTGGCAGGTGCGTACACACCTTTACCGTGATTCAAGCCCACGGTAATTGCCAGCACCCTATTAACGGCTTGATGAAAGGCTTGTAAATGATTAAGAGAATTTATCAAATCACAGTAGAAACTGATGTTGATGAAGATGTTGTATATATTTCTCAAGAAAACCAATCTCACGAAAATGGTAAAGATTCTATTGTTTTAGACCCATGCCAGATTGATCTGCTGATAAAGCTTTTGCATCACGCTAAAGAAGATTTTTTCGTCATTACAAACTCTTCAGTGGCTCATTCAAAATGAATTTCTATAAACATTACATAGGCGACTTCCAGCGCGACACAGGGCATTTAAGCCTGACTGAACGTGGAGCTTATTTATCGCTTATCCATCACTACTACGCTACTGAAAAGCCGTTACCTAACAACATAGACGCATTGTGCAGGATAGCTGGCGCAGTAAGTCCTATTGAGCGCAAAGCAGTAAAGGCAGTTGTTGAGTTCTTTGAGGTTGTTGATAGTGGGTTGATGCATTCGCGCATTGAGGCTGAAATACAAAAAGCTGGTGAGCAAGCAAATACGAATCGTGAAATAGCTTTAGCACGAGAAGCAAAAAGACGTGCCGCGAAAGAAGCAAAAAGCAGTAACGAAGATAGCACGAATCGTGCTGAAAACGTGCAACGAAATGAACACGAAAATAGCACTAACCAGACACCAGACACCAGACACCAATTTAAAACCATTGAAGAAACACACACTGTAGAAGATTGTAATGGTTTTGAGAAAACGCCCATCGGCATTGTGTGTGCGGCAATAAAAATACAATTTGATTTGCAGAACAAAGCGCTCACCGACATGAGCCAATCAAACCCAACACTCATAGCGCTGATTGACGCAGGGGCTACAGAAGCTGAATTTGCAGATGCGGCAAAGAAGGCGGCCTCTAGTGGCAAGGGTTTTGGGTATGTGCTTGGGATAGTTAAGCGCCAACGCGAAGAGGCGGCAAAACTTAACCTACATCAAGGCGCAATGCCGCCAATGACAAGCCGTGAAGCAGGCAGACAGATTGCAGCATCTTCAATTTTTACACCAGAAAACACAGCGCACCTAAGCGGTGAGCGTGAAGTGAAGGGAGTTGTTTATGACCAACCAGCCATTGCCAATTGATTGGATAACTAAGATTTTTATGCGACTACATGGCCGTTTTGGTAACGCATTCTTTGACAAGTTCCGCATTGGTTCTTTGAATGCACAAGGGCAGGACATAGGCATTGAGAATGCAAAGATTGTTTGGAGTGAAGAGCTTGCAGGAACTTCACCAGAGCGCATTAAGGCAGCACTAGAGGCGAGTTACGAATACGCACCAAGTTGCGATGATTTTAAATCGAATTGCTTTATCAGAAAACAGATCGAGGATTTCAAGCAATTGCCGCATAAGTTTGATGCAGAAACGCAAAAGAAAAACCTTGAAAAAGTGAATGAAGCAATCGCAGCAATGAGTAAGCCTAAAACCGATTATCACGCATGGGCCAAGCGCATTATGCAAGCGCCTAACAAGTACCCAGAAATCAGCGTTAATGCGGCAAAAGAAGTGATTGGTGAGGCAGTGGCATGAACCTAACAGACCAACAACTCGCAGACAAAATCAACGCATACATGGCTAATCACCTAAGAGCTAATCGCTCCGAAATTGCCAAGGGCGTTGGTATTTCAAACTATATGCTTGAGAAGATAAACAAGCTTGGCTTGGTTAAGCTACCGCCGCCATTAAGTTTTAAGCAATCAGCACAGGTGAGCAAGGCGAAGCGCAAGCCAGAGGTGGTTAGGTTTGTGATTAACCCGAATAAGAAACAGGTGGCGGCTTGAGTGGAATTTACGACTTTAACCAAGATTCCGAGAAGGTGCGCTGGCTAAAGAACTCATACAGCCTACATGCACTAGCGATGCTTGATAGGTGGATGGCAGAGGATGCAAAAGTAATTGGAATGGAAAAAGCAGTAGAAAAACGAAAGATGTTAATTCAACAGGCAAAGGAAAAATAACTATGGAAAACACAGCAAATCTTGGTACAGCTCCACGCATTACCGAAGAGCACATTGATAGCGTAATTATTTCAGCCCAATACTGGCAACCAGAAGGCACGACATTAACAGTGTGCGCATTGGAACTTAAAAACGGAACACAAGTAACTGGTGAAAGCGCATGCGTAAGTGCTGAAAATTTTGATGTTGAAATTGGCCGCAAGATAGCACGCCAAAATGCGCGCGAAAAGATATGGGCGCTAGAAGGCTATTTGCTTAAGCAGAAGCTTCATGAATCTGAAAATGATGCACTACCAAACGGCCTAGATCGCTATCAAGTCGGTGACCGTGTTGTAGCAATTCAAGGGGCCATGAACAAATCAGCCCATGGTGTTGTTGAAATTATCCGATCTGCTCAATCAGTAGGTGTGCGCTTAGATAATGGTGATTTATGGCACGAACATTCAGCACATTGGGCTAAAGCGTAATGAGCGAGCAACATTCCGATCCATTAGACCTAGGCGCAGACCTTGCGCAGCGTGAGCGCGATGCAGGCGTTCATGCTGCAAGGTCAAGTATTAAGCCGATTGTACCTTCAAAAGTTTGCTTGCATTGCGGTGAGGAAACTTTAAACGGTGCGCGTTGGTGTGACGCTGACTGCCGCGATGATTACGTTGAAGAGCCAGCAAAGGTGGGTTGGTAATGAGCTTAAACACAGATTTAATGTTTTCTAGTGAAACTGATATGTGGGAAACACCACAATCATTTTTTGACAAGATTAATGCAGTTTTCAGATTTGAAACAGACGTATGCGCAACAGCAGAGAATGCAAAGTGCAAAAACTTCTTTTCACCTGAATCAAACGGCCTTGAAAAAACGTGGGGGGGGGTGTGCTGGATGAATCCACCTTACGGTAGAAACATCACTGGCAAGTGGGTAGAGAAAGCCTACAACAGCGCTAAACAAAACGGCGCAACAGTAGTGTGTTTATTACCTGCTAGAACCGATACAAAGTATTGGCATGACTACTGTGCAAAAGGTGAAATATTTTTTGTTAAAGGTCGCTTGAAATTTGGTGGCGCAAAAGATGCCGCACCTTTTCCAAGTGCAGTGGTTGTATTTAGGCCGCAGATTGAGGATGCGTTTGTATGAACCTAGACCAAGCCATAAAAACACTAGAAGCCCATAACCAATGGCGCAGGGATCGCAGTGATGTTAATCGGCACGAAATGCAAAACCCTACCGAACTTGGTATAGCGATTGATGTTGTTCTACGTGCGGCTAAAGAGCATCAAACGCTATCAATGGTGATGAACCAGATTGCAGATAAGCCACGTAAGACCAGAGAGCAGCGGTTAGCTAAGTCTTGTGTGGTGTTTTTGGAGAGTATGGGATGAGCTTGTTGATAACTTCACCAACTATGCTTAGTTTTAGCGGTGGCCGCACTAGCGGAATGATGCTTGATATGTTGCTTGATGCTCATGATCGAGTATTGCCTGATTTTGTAAAGGTTGTATTTGCCAACACAGGTAAAGAAATGCTGCAAACATTGGACTTTGTTAATGAGTGTTCAAAACGCT